CTCCGTTTGTGTAATCTATTCTTGGTATGTCTAATCTGTCTGTTGTTTTTAGATATTCTTTTGGTTGGTCGCCTTTTACTATTTGTGCGCCATAAACAAATAAAGATTGTGTAGGTACACTATCAGTGCTTGTAAACCTAAACTGAAAACCCCTGTCAGTTGTAGATAGACTATTGGCAATAGTAAAAGTATATCTTTTCCATTGATTAGTTATAGTAACTGTTCCTATATCATTTCCTGTGCTTCCTGTATTTCTACAAGCCACCTTAACTATTTCTCCACCTACAACACCTTTCATCCAAACACTTAAAGTGTTATTCATATTTGCACCAACTGTTGCGTTTCTTGTAACTAAAATTCCGTTAGAGCCTGTACCTGCTGTAAATTCAAATAATACAGCTTTATTATCGTAAAAAGGTGATTGTTGATTAGGAGTTCTTACTATTGATGCACCACCATAAGCAAATATTGTCCAATCTTCTTGTTCTTCACTTTTATCTACTAAATTATAAGGCACATCTTCTATAAGATAATCTTCGTTTACTCTTGTTCCTGTTGAGTTTCTGTCAAATTGAAAGTCGGCTTGTATTATTTCTTTTACACTTACGTTGTCAATAGAACCATCGAAACCTCCTATTGCTCTAAAATAAACTGATGTACCTGATGTGTCTGTTGTTAAGTCAAAAGTAAAATCACTATTACTATCAACTGTTACATCAACTACTCCTGAATTACCAAGCCTTAATTGTAAAGTGCCTGTCGTTCTGTCTAAAACTGTAAATAAAACTCTATACAATGTGCTTGGTTGTACTACATTCGTTTGATTTAAAGCTGCATCTGCACCACCATCAAAAGATGCTTTTCCATTTGCAATAGTCCATCCTGTGCCTTTAGTCCAATTAGAATCAGTATCGAATGTTCCATTAGTAACAAGCTCTGTATCACTAACTCTTAGTGCAGGTTTTATAGAATATAAGTAGTCCTCAGCATAAGCTGTAGGTGTGGTTATTATGGATGCTTTTTGTAGTAAACTCATTGTATATTCTCTAATAGTTGTATAGTCATTGTGTTGTTCTCGTATATCTGCACTCTTCTCCTAAGATCCGAAGTTAAGTACTCTACTATATAATCATCTCCCCAACTATTGGTTGTTGTTGCGTTTCCCCAATAACTCTCGCTGTATGATTTGCCCCAATTTATCGTATTTGCCATTTAAATACTGTTTTAATTTTATTATATTTTTTTCTTTCGGTTTGTATCTCACAATACCCATCCGTTAAATAAACCATCACTATCTGGGAATACATCTCCACCTTGATTCTGATTGTATTCCGGAAACAAACTACTATTATTGTTTATGTAATCTAAAAACCTTTGTGTGTAATATTCCGCCGTGTTTCTTGCTTTGTTTACCAAGTAATCTACCTCGCTTTTAGATACTGTTTCAGCATTTTCCGATGATCCCTTAAATACTCCACCTGCTTTGATGGAATAGGCAGCGTAGGGAATATACTCCGCTTGTGCAAACCAAATCAACATAGGTTGTACATAAGTGTTTAATAAAGTTTGATAGTTCCCCGTAACACCCGATCCCGCTATATCGGCTTGTAATTTATCGTATAATTTAGTACCTAAGTAGTTTCTTATTTCTATTTCTTGCGCTACCTTGATAAACTGAATAAATTTATCCGTATCTACGTTGCCGTCAATGATACTATTCTTAATTAAATCCGTTCTTGATATAAATAAAACTGTTGCCATAATTATCTACTTATTCCTATTCTTTTTGCATATTCGGCGGTGTACCCCTTATATGGCATATCCTTTGGCTTAATAGCCACTTCCTTTGGGTTATCCGGTGCCTCGAAACCCTTTGCCTTTGCTTGTGAATCATATAACTTTCTACCTAAACCCCTATCGCCATCTTTTCTTAAATATGTTCTACGAGACCAATAATGGTGGCATCGAGCTCCGCCTTTGTACAGCCATATGGAATACGTCCCCGTATCATCACCGCTTTTTGCAAACTTAGGGTTTACCGCTATATCGTCCATAGCTATAATATCCTCTTTTCTATATACCTTTTTTGCCTTTACCATTTTTCTACAAAATTCCCTTGATGTTTTAGATACCCGTGCCGGACTATAAAAATATCTTACTAAGAACGTATTACCCTTTTGTGATTCTTTTCTACTTTCGCCATCTTGTTCACTTTCCCTATATGGTGTTGCTTTACCGACTTTAGCTAATTTTATTTCGTTGTTTATGTTTTCTACCAATTCGTCCATTTCATCTTCATAATCATAACGAACTTCCGTTTCATCCACTAATTCAAAATCCTTTAGTAATTCGCTTTCATCTTGGCCTAAATCTATTAACTTGTCGGCTACCGAATCATCCAATAAATCATCGGTGGATAGTTTAACGCCCGTTTCCTCTTCCTTAGTTTCCTCATCCTCTACATTCTCTAAGTCCGTGAATTCAAGCGGTTGTAGCGTTTTAAAGTATAAATTAAGCGATATATCATTGTAGGCTAGTATTTGATCAAAGTGGTCTATTAAAAGCCCTTGAAAGCCCTTAATTACAAGATTGTCAAATAATATAGATGCGGTCTTTAATTCGTCGGCGTTGTTTCCTAGACCCGTTGAATCTTTAATACCAAACAACATTGGACTTACTACCCTATGCGATACCATAATCTTTTTAGAACTTTCATCACTTAGGAATTGATATTGATTGTGTGCATCACTAAGTTGTATAGGATCAATACTTGCTGCGGTTTCTGCATTGTCATTAAATGCTAAAATAAACTTCCCCGCATTAGAACTACCCGAAAACTTCTCGTAGATACGTCTTTCTATCATTTCCCTTTGCTCGGGGTCAGGAGTACCATTGTTGAAGTTGATTAACATACTTGGTGCTAGTCCGTTTAGTATGTTGTTTAAATGGTAGTTGGATATTTCCTCCTCTAATTCCGCATATTGTGTTCCCCCTTGGTAATCTACCGGACTATAATATTTAAAACCCGCTCTATAAGGCTTTATATACATTATTTCCAAGCCCTCTTTGGACGTCCCAAATGCGGGTATTCTTTTTAATTCGTTACCCCGCTTATACTTTGACCAATCACTAAAGTAATAGTAACCCTCTATTTCGCCTTTTTCGTTGCATTTTTCCGCCCTTAGTGTTTCTATTGGTATGTGTTCTAGTTGTACAATCTTAGTTCGGTCTTTTGAGTAGATAACTTGTATTGCACATTGTCCCATAAGTTTTAAATCGTAGCATAGTTTTCTAGTACAATTCTTATTAAACAAAGACATCATTTGTGCATATTCATTAGGCTTTCTATTTGAATCGGTTGCATCTAACCCTTTTCCGTAAATCATCTCGCTAACACCATTTATAATAGCGTTATTAGTCGGCGATCCGTTGTATCTATCTATTAGGTACTGAAAGTAATTGTTATCCTCCCCGTATTCTATAAACTCCTTTCCCCGCACTTCTTTTACCATTGGCGATGTATAGGTGCTTAAATTAACAATACTTAAATCTGATTTATTTTTCATATTACAATATAATCATTATCATACACATCGTTGCCCGTTGGTATTGTATATTCCGCATTGTTTACGGAATAGCTAGATGTTGTTTGATCGGTGCAAAAAATCTTATCTTTATAAATTACACTACTTCCCTCTTTTATAGTTAAGTCATAAAACCTTCCCTCTACAAGTACGGGACTTAATGCTTGTGATAACACTAAATAATTTTTATCCGTTGTCGTACTAACGGAATAGGTGGTTGTTGTGTTTGTTGAATCATCTCTTAGTATCATACTTACACTAGATGCATAACTTCTTGGTATTACTTTTAAAGTTTGCGATGATGCAGTGGTGGTTAAGTGTATCATACTTATATAACGTATAAACTTTAGATTTTGTGTATAAAAAAAGAGGAGTTAAAAAACTCCCCTTTAAAAACAAAACTAATTTCAAATTATGAAAACTCTTATAAATATAAGAAATTATTTTTAGTTTGGTGT